ATAGTATTACATGGAAAGTTCTTAAAGGTCATGAACACGGAGTTCCTCAAAAGAGAGAAAGAGTATTCATGGTAGGCGTTAGGGATGATGTATTAGAGGCAATACAAATGCCTTTCATATGTTTAAGTGGACTCTTTCCACATCCCGAAAAAGAAAGAACATCCATTGGTGATGCAATAGATGATCTTGTTTTTGATGAACAAAATGATGAAGATGCTAAATACTTAGAACAGGCTATGAAAGATAGTCCAAAAGGACATTGGGTTCATGGATTTGAAGAACATCCTGATCCAAAGTTTGAGGGATGTGGCCCATGTAAAGGGGTAGACGGAGTTGATACAGGTGGTTCTTATATCTCAATAGGAGATCATGTAGTTAAACCTTGGTTTCAAGAACAGATTAGGAATGGACTTATAGAAGCTGAAGATGAGAAACATTCTTATTATATGTCGAGGATAGTTCCATCATATTTACCAGCACACTCATTAACTGAACAGGGATGTCAACCAAAATTTATGGGTGGTAATCATTTTCATTATGATGGCAAAAGAATATACACACCGAAAGAAATGGTAAGGCTGATGACATTACCTAACGATTATAAAATGACTGGAGATTACAATGATAAAGGTGCAAGAATAGGATTAATGGTTGCACCATTATGTTTGTATTATCTCGTAGAAGAAATTAAAAAACAAATATTAGAACCGTGGAATTTACTGCAGAATTAGATTTAGGTTGGAAAGAAACCTATGATAAATGGAACGGCAAGTTTCTAGATGAAACTTCTTATGATACAGTTATATCTTCTATAGGCGTTAAACATGATGTTATTAAGGTTTATAAACCATATGGGTCATTAAGTGGGAAACCATTACTTGCCTGTATTGTTAAGAATGCATATAAAGGTAAAGATTACCAAGAGATAAAGGATGCTTTATTTTCTATAGATGATATGTCAACAATGAGAGCAAACGCTGCAGGCCCAATCGATCATGAAGAAATGAAAGCGAAGGGATTGATTGAAGGACAACATTATAAACTCAGAACACCAAACAGCTATTATCCATTAAAAAAGAACGGAAAGTTTAATCGTATTGCAGAAGCAAATGCAATTCATTCAGTTCTTATTGGATATAAGCGAGGAAGATTTACAGGAATGATCTCACCTAGTGGTTGGATGAAAAAGAAATCTAATCAAGAAAAGTGGGAAGTTCTACAAAGAATTGCGCCGTTGAATGAAAAGGCGTTAAAGAAAGCCGTCCCCGATGTGTGGCAAATGCAAAATACATTTGCAAAAGACTACATTGAAAGTAAGTATCACATCGGGGGCGCACCAATTACAGCTTTATCTGCGAACAAATACAGCACAGAAGGCACACAAAGAATGTCTGCTCATATAGATGGGAAAGATTTAGAATTTGGTTTGACCACTATGTGTGTATTCAGAATTGGAGAATTCAAAGGTGCGTATCTCACATGGCCAAGATATGGAATTGCAGTTGAGGCTGATGATGGGGATGTATTGATTGGTGATTCAAATGAATTACATGGTGTCACACCAATAAGTGGTAATGGGATTAGATTATCTTGTGTTGCATATTGTGATGAACACGTTGCAACAATGGGTGTTGGTGGTAAATCAGAGAATCCTATCGGCCCACATAATAGAGATAAACAAGGATCGCTAGATGAGTTTTTCTAAAAGCCACTTGTAGATTATCAGGATGAATGTTATAATAAATACAACTGAGAAATTGACAGTAGTCTCTTTCTTTAAAATCAATAATATTTGGGATTGTGTCCCAAAAGGAGATTAAAATGACGTTAGGAAATGTCGCCCACGCGGGTTTAAAAAAAGAGTTTGACATTGCTCTTTCAAAAAAATTATGTCCACCAAGAAAAAACCATTTAAACAATGTTTTTGAAAAAAGAATTGTTACATCCGTTGACAATATTATTATCCAAGACGAAAACGAAGTCTCATATCAGCCGAGAGAAAACATTAATGTTCTTTCTAATGTTAATGACTTAACGCCTTCGTTTAGATATAAAGGTTGGTTGCATGATCAAAAACCTTTAGTTTGCACAACTTCAAAAAGTGTGAAAGGAAAATTTGTTTTGAGACGAGGATTTAATAGATACGAAACAGTCACAAATAGATTGGGTTGGAAATTTATTATCATAGATGTTTATAAGGAATCAGATAACGTTAGGGATAACATTCTTTTTGCCTATCAAGACAATAATGGTAATCTACCATCTGCGCCTAACAAAGACATTGATTTTGTTAAAGGTGCTGTTCAGTTTATTGACGAGACTAATGTTGATCAATCAGACGATAAAGCAATCATAGCTTTCTTAGAAGAGATTGTAAAAGATGAAGACGGCATACCAATGAGAACTCAAGATGAAATCGTGAATTATCTTCCTTTAATGGATGAAGAAGGACACCAAATTGGTAAGGTGGTAAATAAAGGTTGTCTTCTTTATAAAGTAAGATTAAAAAGAGGAAGAGTAAAAACTCTAAGACCTCTTGATGGAACTGGTGCAAATGCATTATTACATTCATTAAATCTACCATGGGCTGGAGATAAAGGAATACAATCAGTTGATAATAGCACTATGGATTTAGGTTATGCATATAATGGAAATCCAAATCCCCACAGAATTTTGTGGGACGGCTTAAAGTATTACAGAAAATATCAGAAACCAATTCATCTTTTCGGTTATGTTCAAAATCCAAGTTCTACAACATTAAGAGCAGATAGAAGAACATGTTATGAACATTATAAGGGGTTCATCCAAGAGTGTGAACTCAGATTTTCTAATACTTTAGACGGTTCTGATTTAACAGGATTTTTTGAGTGGAAGTTTGATGAGATATTTCCTTGGGGCGGATTCATACCTCAAGACGAGTCTATCAATAAAGATGGAAACAAAACTGAATCAGGTCTTGTAAAATATATTTGGCCAGTTGCTGGTGGTAAACCTATGGAAGTTAATAATTTAGATGAATTTTTATTACAAGCTAAAGCAAGTTAAATGATTATAATGATAGGTGGAGTTCCTTGTAGTGGCAAGAGCACTATTATGGGAAAGTTAATAGAACGTCTAGAGGAACCCACCTACATTGAACCAATGCCATTATTTAAGTGTCAAGAGCATGGAGATATTCTTGTTCTAGGCCAATATTATAGGGGTGAAACCTTTGGCGGAACTGATAGATTATCTTATGCTTCTATTCCATTTTTTCCTGAGTTTTGTGACGGAGTATCGGTAGGATATAAACACACACTTATAGAAGGGGACAGATTCTTTAAAGCAGATCATATTGAATGGTTGTTAGATAATCATGAAGCAGTAGTTTATGTTCTTAATGTGGATATAGAAGCTGAAAACAACAGACACGAAGCGAGAGGTGATACTCAATCAGAAGTTTGGCTGAAGGGGCGACGAAGTCAGATAAATAATATATTAACTAACATGAATTTGATGGGTGCTTTAGAACCAAGAAATAATAACACTATTGAACAACAAATTCTGATAACGGAAGAGATTTATGGCAAAATTATTCAATGACAAAGTATACATGGTTGTAGAAAATCCTAATGAGGAAACAGCTGGTATACAATTAATGAACGATCCATGGAAAGGTTTAGTTTATCAATACGGTGATGTCCAGTTTGTGGACGGTGAACCTAAGTTAAACTTTCAAAGAACGATTAGAAAACTTCCCGAAGGAACAATAGAGCATGAGGATAACATAGATGAACTCCTAAATAATAAGGAGCTAAATGACCTTATGGGTGATATATTAGTGGAATTAATTGAAGAACAGGTAAAGAATGAACAAGCAGAAACTGCAACAGCAGATAAAGCAACATGAAGGCGAAGTCTTAGAAATTTATGAAGATTCTCTAGGGCTAAAAACATTAGGAGTCGGTCATTTAATCACAGAAGGTGATTATGAATATGATCTTCCTGTAGGAACACCAGTAAGTCAAGTAGTAGTTGATGCATACTTTGAACTAGATTTTTATGAACATGTGGCAGAAACTATTCAAGTCTTTGGGGATCAAGAAGATTTTCATGATTTGCCTCAATCCATACAACACGTTTTAGTTGATATGTGTTTTAATCTTGGAGCTCCTCGACTTGCAAAATTTAAAAATATGTTAAGTGCTTGTCGAGAACACGATTGGACTCAAATGGCAATTCAAATGGAAGACAGTCGTTGGTATAATCAGGTAGGAGTTAGGAGTAGAAACTTACAAACAATGGTATTAAATGTCCCAAAAAGTTAAATGTATCCGTCTTAATACAGGTGAAGTATTAATAGGATTCGTAAGCACAGGCCTATGTTCATATAAGATAGAAGATGCACAGGTTTTGATTACAGGAATAGAAGACGAAAAATACGAAGTAAACCTTGCACCATGGATACCATATGCAAAGGAATATAATTTTAAAATATGGAAATGGGCAGTCATGTCCGTTTTTGAAGCAAAGCCACAGCTAGAAACAAATTTCAAAGTGGCAACAGGAAATAAAACACAAAG